TTCCATTTTTCTTTTGTTTCTTCAGAATATTCAGACTCTTCGTTATCCCAGAATGATCCAATTGTGTATCTTTCTCCATCTGTAATTATCTGGACTTCATGGATATTGTGGTGACCTCCAGAAAATGATGCTAACAGGCCAGCTTTTGGCTTAATGCTTATATCGTGATCTCTGAACTTAAGTTCTCCGCCTTCAAAGTCACCATTTAAATAAAGAAATGATGCCCACTTAGACCTTTCAAAAGCATTATACTCTGGGTTATCTAGAGGGCTATTATCAGAATGGTATCCTGCAAATGCACCTGTGATCCATTTTTGTGCATGATAGCTTACAGATTTTACTGGTTTTCCTCTTGTAATCTCAACAGACTCTTGAATTTTTTTCTCAAGATTTACAAAAAAATCTAGTGGTAAGCCAAACTTTTCTACATCTTCGTCATCTGGTAAGTTTGATGCGTATGACTCATAAAAAGAAATACCCTCCCACGGAAGGCTTCCTTTTTCTACTGAGTGTTTCCAGTATTTTAATATTGATTCACATTCTTCTTCAGTTAAAAAATTTTCAAAAACGCAAATGTCTTCTCTTAGTCTAGTTTGATTTTCTAGGTTAAATGTCATTTTATTCTTACCGCTTTCTCTATATCTTGTTCGTTAATGGACTGATACTTTCCTTCTTTTCTATCTTGCTTAGCTTTTTCTTTTTCCATTTCTAGCCAGATCTCTAGTCCATATTTGTCTGCATTTTCATTCCACTCTACAGAGCCATTGTAATACCTTTGCCAATTTGCTCTTATAAAATATTTTGAGCCATTGTGTACTTTTTTAACTCCGTGGTGATATAGCTCTTGTCCTTCTGTTAAAAAGTTTGGGTCTCCCGCTGGAAAAACAAGTACGTCGCCAGCCTTTGGCTTGTATGATATAAGTTTTCCATTTACTAAAAAATCAATTTCTCCGCCATCGTAGTCATCATTTAAGTATGTTGTTACTGTAACTGCAAAGTTGTATCCTCTTGAGTCTTTAAATTCAACCTGATAGTCTGTATGATAATGCATTGCTAGATCTTGAGTAACTCCAGCTTCCGCCTCATATTTACATAGAGATGGCCCCATCTTTCTCCAAGAATCTACTTCTTGTCCGCTTGGCGTTAAAACTTTTTCTGGCTTTATTTCTACATTGTGTGATGCAGCATAGTGCTCTGTAACATCAAAAAAAACTTGATTTACTTTATCAATTACTAATCTTTCTTTGATGGATCTGTCTGAATTAATAGACCAATCGTAATGGCTTGTTTCTAGCCCAAATGTATACCAGTCTCCCCAGGGACCAATTGAAGAACCTTCAGGGCTGGCTATAGACTCTTTTAAAACATTAAGGACTTCATTTACATCTTCAAATATATTGCTGTATACAAATATTTTTGGATAAATCTCCTCATATTTTAAGTCTTTCATGGCTGTCTTTCTCCAGTGTGTTTTAATATATTCCAAAAAAATGGAGATGTAAATCTATTTCCAGACAAAACTGGTCGAACCCCATGCACGTAATGAAGGTCTCCTGGGAAAAAGTATGCCGAGCCAGCGCTTGGTTTAATCTCTACCCCTTGTACTGGGAAGAATAGCTCTCCTCCTTCATAGTCATCATTAAAATAAAATATTGATGCAATATCGTAATGAGGAAAATCGTTTGGGGTTCCAGCATCTGGACCTTCGTGAAGCTCTTTGTCTGCGTGTGGGTCTTGTCTAGATCCTACTGGCCACCTGACAATTGCGGGTCCAGTTGCCTGAACGTCTACCTCAAAAAATTTATCAACCTCTACTTTTAATCTTTTAATTAATCCTTCAACAACATCAACAATCGTTGGGTCTGCAGAAATTTCCATAGATCTTCTGGTACATACTCTATCTGTCCATGCATTTGCATCATAGATAACTGTTCCATTTTCATTAGTGTGAGATTCTGTTATATCCCAAACCTTGTTATTAAAAGCAAAATTTGTAAGTCTTTCTTTTTCTTCTTCTGTCAAAAAGTTTTTTAGCTCTACTATATTATCTGCAGAATTACCAAAAAATCCAGATGGAGTTATAGAGCTCAGCTTTTTATAATCGTGTTCCTTGTTAGTATTTACTTGCTTCTGCATGATATCTCCTATTTGTATTTTCTTCTTTGCCAGAAGTCTCTTTTATAGACGCCACCCTCTGGTTGTCTAAATGTAATTGAATTTTGCTTATGTTTTTCAAAAAGTTCTTCTTGAGTATAGAATTTATATTCCATTTCCCAATCTTCTCTTTTGAAAGGAAAAACTTGAACTATTGGCGTTCCTGCTGGAACTAGGCCAGTGAATCCACTTTTTAAAAAGAAAGGAAGCAGTCCTGAGTTTGTTACCTTGTCACTATCTATTATACCAGCAACAGTAATGTAAGGTAAATTAAAATGATTTATTGGTTGTAGGTATAGACTGCTATATCCTTCTGGAAGTTCTGGTGCCCAGTTAAGATACCAATGGAAATGTCTTTCATCAAATCCTGGCGGTGTCTCAAAACCACCCATAGGTTCTCTTTCTCCAACTAAATCTTCAAACCCTATTGGAAGCTTTGCCTTGACTCTTCCTCTTTTTAGATAAAACTCTATATCGCAAGGAGTTCTTAGCATATAGCCAGAAGTAAATGTGTCAAGCATAGCTGGGCATGACTTGTAGCTCATAACTTTTCCTTCTCCGCTTGGGTTTACGTATGCTTCTCCATTTGGATCTTTTATATATTTGTCTGCGTCTTTCCACCAAGTTGGAACAGAATTTGCAGCTGGTACTGGTCCATTTGTTCCGTCAGCTTTATTGTATACCTTTGCAGAATGAAATACTATTTTATTTGTCACTACATACCTCTGGGCTACCGTCTGTAGTTTTAAATCTTAAAACTTTTACTTCATGGTCTCCAATTTTTTTACCGTGGTGATCTACTGCATCTCTATAAAAATTTGTCCACCGACCAGAATTATTTATATCTTTAACAATTTTTGAGTAGTCTCCGTCTGGGAAAAAATTAGGACCAAGCTCATAAAGAGGTCTAATGTTTGCTTGTGAATTATTTAATTCGCCAAGAGATATAGGAATAACAGACATTACTGGTGTTCCAGCTTTAATAGTTATTTCAACATTTGGCCTAGTAATTCTCCATGCTGCTGGGAACTCCCCTTTAAAAAATGATGTACTTATTAAAGCTGTGAGCGGCTGTACGCCATCTAAAATATAGTTTGGTGGTGGCATTGATAGCATTGTTACATTTTCTGGAGTTTTAATTAAAAGACCAGTCTTAAAACTTATTGTTGCATTTTCTCTTGCTGTATATGCATACTTATGACCACTTAGTATTTTTACATGGTCTGGCTCGCTTGATGTAGCAATTCCATCCCATATAAAAGTTATATCTTCTGGAAAAGATATGCCCCATCCAAGAGAGTTTGTTAAACTTAATGGAAAACATTTATATGCGTGAGCATTATCAGTTTCGTCCATCCAATCTCTTTTAACTGGCAGCTGTTTAAATTCTCCTGGAAAGGGACTAATTGTATATACATCAATGTCGAACATTAGTCTGGCTGTGATATCTCTGATTTAAACTGTCTATAAAATTCTGGGGTGTGGGTTGCATCATTATAGTCAGTCATTGTAACAATTGAATATTTTGTTCCAGATTTAACTGGTAGTGCTGAGTGAGAGAATAAATAGTTTGATGGGAATATATATAGATCGCCAGCTTTTGGTTTTACCTCTAAATCCATTTTATCAAATCTTAATCCACCATCTTCATAGTCATCATTAATATAAGCAACCATTGATACTGTTGCAATGTATGACCATCCGTGATCAGAGTGGTATGAGAAGTGTTGTCCTGGGCCATATTTAATAAAGTTCATGGCTTCCCAGTATTTCATATCAATCTTATAAAATGCACAGTAGTCATCAAGAGCAACTTTTTGTGCGTCTCTTACATCTTTCCATATTGCATCAAATTTTTTCATGTACTCATCTTTGCCTGGGTAGTCAAAGAAATTAATCTTAAAGTCTACACAGTCACGATAGTCTGGGATTTTTTCTCTATATCCTACTGTGGCTTCTTGCCAATTATATAAACCATTACTTGATTCTAAGGTTTGTTCTAGTCTATTTATTATATCAAGTTCTGGCTTTATGGCATCTCTATATACCCATATTCCAGGGGCTAGCTCTTCTTTTGAAGAAAAGGAAAAATCTTTTTCCATTTTAATTCTTTCTACTAGACAACTTTATTCAACAATAAAGTTTGTACCATCCCATTTATGCAAAAATGTAATTTCTTCTTCTGGGTCTACTGCTATTGCATTTGTTATGCTTTCCCATTTTTCGGTGTAGAAATCATTTAATTTTCCTGCATCTAAAAATTTTAAATAAAAGATTTCATTATTTTTTAAAATTGCGTATCTGCCTTCAAAGTCGCTAACTGGAATTCTAGGCTCATTATATTTTGTAAATGCTCCATCTGAATATGTAGAACCTAAAATAGCATTTTCATTACCAGAAACATTGATAAAAGTTAAATCGTTTGATGAAAATCCAGCAACCCATCTATCATGCTGCTCATACTTATCAGTAAATGATATTATGTCAATGACTTCGTTTCCTGCTACTAAAATATATTTTTTATCCATTGTTTCTCCTATTGTTAGTATATCATTTATGAGGGGCTATTGCTAGCCCCTCATAAATTTTTAATATAGTCTAGAGCTTGATCCTCTAAATACTGGGAAGTACGGTGGTGCTGGGAAGTACGGTGGTGCTGGGAAGTATGGTGGTGCTGGGAAGTATGGTGGGAAGAATGGTGGGAAGTGTGGAGGGAAGAACGGTGGGAAGTATGGTGGGAAGAATGGTGGGAAGAATGGTGGGAAGTGTGGAGGGAAGAACGGTGGG